TCTCCACTCATCATCATCTCCAAACGCCCGTAACAGCGGCGGCCTGAATCGCCCGAGTACGCCCGGCGGCGGCGCTATCGGCCTTGCGGCCCATGTCTGGTGAACTCAGCCTTTCGGCGGCGCCTTGAGCGCTGGCGGCGGACGGTTGGCGTCCTCTACCGCTTTGTAAGCAGAGGCCTGCGCCTGCGTGGCCTGAGCGGCCTTCAGGGCAATGCCTGCGTCTGTGTCGCGGATTGTGGCCTGTGCCAGCGCATCGTCTCTGTCAGCCTTGCGGGCGAGGTCCTGAGCGCGTGCCATGTCGAGCGGGTTGATGGCTTCCGGCTTCGGCATCTGCGCCTTCTGCAATTCGGCCTGTGCCTGCTGGAGCTGCTTCTGCATTTCCTGCAATTGCTGCTGGGCTTGCTGAAGCTGCATTTTCTGCATTTCCTGCAATTGCTGCTGGGCTTGCTGAAGCTGCATTCCTGCGTCCAGCTTCTCGGCAAGCTGCTTCTTGTTGCGGAGCTGGCTGGCCTCAATCAACACGTCCGGCGGGATCGGCACCCCGGCCTGTACCATCGCGGTCAATTGCTCAAACTGCTCATGTTGCAGCGTGATCATGTCCGGCGCGGCTTCGATGATGATGTCCACATCCATCTCTGCCAATGCGTTCTGAACGGGCGGCTGCATCGGAGGCATACCCATGCCCATGCCCATTGGCATCACGTTGCCCATCTGTGGCGGCATCTGAGGGGGCATCTGACCCGGCATACCCATGCCCGGAACACCGCCCATCGGAGGGGCTTGCGACGGCATTGGCTGGCCCGGTTGCATTCCCGGCATTTGCCCCGGCATCATCGGTTGGTTGACCGGCGTGAACCGCGCGCCCTCGGGTGCCTCGTCATCGCTGATCCGCAGGAACATGGGCTCAGTCCAGAACTGCTTCGCCCGTGCCCAGAATGCGCGGTAGACACGCAGCTTCCAGTCGTTGTGGGTGTCATACAGCGTGTTTTCTTCGGCTAGGCCCGCGTTCTGCTGGGCAAGGATCGCCCGGCCTGACTGGTTCTCAACACCGCGCCCTTGAAGTCCAGCGTTCGGACCCTGCGCGTCAATCTCGTTCTTGGCGTCCTGAAGCAGCTCGAAGTTCTGTGAAACCTCGGCCTGGCTTTCAATGAACCCCCAATCCGTACCATATTCCCCGTTCGCAATCAGGTGCGCGTCAGCCCGTGCGACTTCTTCCTTCGGGTTCGTGTCCGGCGGGAAGACGCCAGCCTTGGACCAGATGCGGCGGTTCTTGATGAGGAACAGCGACATCGACCGGCGATAGTTCATCTCGGACTGAGGCCCGATCATGTCGCGCACAACGCCGTACCGCTCGTTTTCGCGGGTCACATAGGCAGACGCTGCAATGATGGGGCATGTGGGCACGCCCTTGTCATCGACATACTTGCTCTCGCCTTCGTCCAGCACACCGCCGCCAGAGAAATACGCATAGTTCCAGACGCCATCAGGAGCGCGCCAGTAGATACACGCCACACGGACCCGCTGCCGGTCTTCATCACCCCAGCGGAACCGGGGCTTGTCGTCATAGCCTTCGTCCGTCGTGTCGCCCGTCAGCGAGCCTTTGAGCGCGGCTTCAGCGTCCGGGTTGTCCGGGAACAGAGCAAGCGCGTCTTCAAGGTCGTACCAGTTGTGATACCCCAGATACCGGGCGTCGGAGAAATCAGCGCGTCTGCTGCGCGGGTCATAGAAGAACTGATCAAAGTCGATTTCCTTGCCGACAATGCCAAACGCGCCTTCGCCTTTCTCGTAACAGATGTCGATGGCCGCTATGCCTTCAATGGCGAGGCACTTGAACGAGGACGAGGCGATCTTGTCGAAGCGGATCGTGTTCTCGATGTAGTCCAGAACGTCCGTGGCGACCTGGGCCTGTTCCTCGTTCCCCGGCTTGCGGGCAAAGGCTTTCGGGTCAGAGCGCGCCTTCTGCTCGATACCGCACAGGAAGTTCACCTTTCGCTTGATGCGGTTCATGGTGACAATCGGCTGGCCGCGCCGCATCAGGATTTGCTTCTCGCGCTCATCCCATTGCGTGTCGTTGTAGTTGTCGTACCAGTCGCGGTCGCGGTGAGACAGCTTGCGCGCCTCGTTGTGCGCGTCCTCGGCCTGGCGCACCCACTTCTTGTAGGTCGCAATGTCCTTCCCGGCGAACTCCACGTTCGTGCCGTCGGTCTGGCCGCCGTACTTCTCTGTCTGAGGCTTGCCAGCAATCATACCCGCCAACTATCCCCGTCTGGCGCCTTGGCGCGGTAATCGCTGAACGCTTGCGGTTTAGGCGTGGCCAGCGGCACAATGGCCGGGTGAGCCATGTCCAGCGCAAGGCCCATCATCGAGCACACGTCCACAGCGTCGTCATGCTTACCGGCTGGGAAGGCTAACAGTTGCTTCAGCACGCGCTCTCCCCTCTCGTCATCCAGTAGCGAAACCTCGCCCATTGCAGCCCGGCTCTGGAACGCACGGGCTCGGGTCGCCTTGTCATGAATGCTTGGCAGCCATTCCATGCGGCAGCGTGTGGCCGTCTCAGTCATGCGGCGCTTCAGCATCGGCTCGATTGCCTTCTGGATCACACCAGCTTCGCCAAACGCACAGATCGGCTTCCACTTGCGGATCATGTGCAGCTTCTGTTCGATCCATTCGTCCGAAGCTGTCTGGCCGTGCCACCAGTCGAGCTGGAAGATGCGGCCCGTGCCGTCGATGCCCCAGATGGCGTGTTCCGTGTAATCGCCGTCACCCTCGGTCACCGCGTAGTCGCTGGTCATGTAGACGTGGCAGCGCTCAGGCGGGTTTTCGTGGCGTTTGAACCAGGCTTTCAGGAAGAACGTACCGTCATCGGGCGCGGGTTGTTGTTGGTAGAGCGCTGACCAGTCACGGGGGCCAATGGCGGCCTTGGTGCGGTTCAGCGCGTCAATCGGATACCATTCAGGCCAAAGCGCTTGCCCATTGCTCAGGATAGCTGGCAGGATCAGCTTGTCCCACTTGTCCCCGCCTTTGGCCTCTGCCTCCAACAAGCGGCCGGCCAAGTCATCTTCATGCCAGCGGGTCTGAATCAGGATGACCGCGCCGCCCGGCATCAAACGGGTGTAGGCCGTCGAGGAATACCAATTGTAGACCGTCTCTCGCCGGGTTTCGCTTTCGGCTTCCTCGCGGTCTTTCACCGGGTCATCGATCAACAACAGATGCGCGCCGCGTCCCGTAACTGCCGTGCCGACACCTGCCGCCACATACGATCCGCCCGCACTCGTGTTCCAGCGGTTAGCAGCTTGGCTGTCCTCTGCCAGCGTGACGCTCGGGAACACGTTGCGGAACCGCTGCTCGCGGACGATGTTCCTGACCTGCCGCCCGAAATCCCCAGCCAAATCGCTGTTATAGCTTGCGGTGATGACCTGCTTGTCCGGGTTGCGCCCCAGATACCAGGCCGGGAACCGCTTGCTTGCCAGCTCTGACTTGCCGTGCCTCGGCGGCATGAAGATCATCAGGCGATCAATCTCGCCCCGCTCTACCGCTTCCAGCTTCTCGCATATCAGCCGGTGATGCTCTGCCGTCCTGTACTGCGGGAAGGTGTATTCAGTGAACGCCGCCAGCGTCTCTGTGGCCGCCAGACGTGCGCGCTTTTCCTGAAGCAAGTTCAGCCGCGAGAAGTTCGTCGAGTTCTGCCGTTGTAAGTTCTGCAACATCACGCTTATGGGTCACCGTGCTGTCTACTTGGCTCAGGCGGGCATGGACATAAGGCGCCGCTGCCTTTGCCGCTTCAAACCGTTGGGCCGTGTCTAGGCTTTCGTCGCGCAGCAGGCTGAGCATGTAGTCGAGAGGCAAAAGGCCCTCGCCTGCTTTCAGGATCGCCTGCTCAGTCAGCTTTGTCTTGGCGCCTTTGGGGCGGCCTGAGTTCGGGCGCGGTCCACCTCTAGGCACGAGCGCACACTGGTTTTTTGCTATCAATCATAGTGTTTCTACCCTAGGGCACTGTTTTGGCGGGTTTTGACCACACCAAGGCATTGTTTGCGCCAACCTAAGCGCGGATGCGAAGCCCATAATCCGAACTGACCGGATACCCAGACACCTCCAGCAGGATCAGCAGCTCCTTGGTGCGCCCGCCTGCTGTGGTGATCCTGTGCTCCAGCCAGCCTGAGATGCTTCCAGACAGGCGGAACGTTGCCGTTGTGGTCGTGTTGCTGGCATTGGATATGCTGAGGCCGGTGACGACGTTAGAGACGCTTGCAATGGTGTCAGAGCCAAGCCAGCCGGACCAGTTGACGCTGTAGTCGAGCGTCTCGTTCTCGTCCTGTGTGGCAACAATGGCGTTCCCGCGAGGCTTGAGGCCGCGCATGATTGTTTTCGCCTGTTGCAACACTTTGATGTAGCGGTCGGTCATTCACCCCTCCGGCCAAGCCTGGCTGGCGATTGCGATGAACAGGCCAAGCCCGAGGCAGAACAGGATGGCGGCTGCGAACAGCATCAGGCGTTACGCTTCGCGGCCTTGTAGCCGTAGAACGCTGCGCCAGCGAAGATCACGAAGCCAACGAGGGCGACGAACTCGGACGGCAGGGCCTTTGTGACAGCGCCGTCAAGGGCGATGTTGTCCACCAGGAACGCAAGGGCGAGGCCAGCGAGGGCGTTGCCGATCGTGGGGAGGTCAATGTTCTTCATGGGTCAGCCCTTTCGTGGGGTTAGTCAGCTTCGGCATAAGCGCCGTTAGCGCGGGGGGTGGAGAACTCATCGCTGGACGGATGATCTGCCCACGGGTCGAGGTACTGCGACACGTCAGGCTTTTCCGGCTCAAACATGTCGTCGTCAGCCTCGCCGCTGAAATACGTGACAAGCGCTTCCTTGGCGGCCTCTACGGCATCGTCCATGCTTTCAAGGGCAGCAACGGCCTGTTCACGCTTAGCAGCGAGCGCTTCCAGATCGGCGTCAATCCGGGCAAGGTCAGACGTGAGCGACTGATAGCGCTCGCCTTCACGGGCTTGCTGCGCTTCGTAGGCCTGCTTTACCAGTTCGGTGTAGCGGTCTGTCATGGGGTTCTCCTGTCAGCGCGGGAGAGAGCCGGGTTGCCCGGCGGAGGGACAAGGGGAGTCGTCTGGGTGGTCCGGGGCCCGGCTCACTGTCGCGCTGCGTGTTTCAAGCAATGCTTTGCACATGGGGGCCGGGAGAGCGCCAAGCGCGTGGTCCAGCCCCTGTCTCGGTTAGCCGTTCCTTGCACGGGCCGCTTGGGCTTGCCTAGGGATCAACGGATAACCTGCATTTTGT